GTCGTTGTGTTGCTGCCCAAAAAACGAACATTCGTTCGGTCGTCGTTTATGGCGGCGTTTCGTGCTTGGATCCTTTGTGTGTCTCGTGTGTTTTTGAACGTTGCTCCTCTTGAGCTGTTACAGGGTTTACAGCTGGGGATCATGTTGTCCAGCGTTGAATCGCCTCCCGCTGCGATTTCTAGTAAATGATCGGCGGTTGTTGCTTTTCTTTTTCTACACCAATGGCAGATCGGTTCGTCTCGGAGTATGAGTTCGCGGTTTCGTTTGTAGGTCGCGCTGTCGTATTCGCTGGGTTTTCGTGTCATGCTCCCGCGCCTTCGGCTTGGGCTAGCGCGGCGCTTGCGCGCCTTGCTGTTGTTGTTTGTTTGTTGTTCGTCATGTCGGGCTCGACTCTCGGGTTTTGTTTGTTATCTATGTTTAGTTTAGTTGTGTGATGAAATGATGTTAATGAGCCTCCCACCGTATAGCCCTTTACGGTTCCCTAATTTTATTAACTCATCGCTTGATTATGTTTACAAGCCGCCTCGACGCTTTGCCCGTCTCATTTCGTGAAGCATGATTCGATGCGCGTCGATCTACCCTCGTTACCGAGTGTCACCAACTCCCGAGCGAATGGGTTAGGTCGTGCTACTAGCCGATTTTAAAACGTCTAAAAGTTTGAAAGAGTGTAGAGAATATATTCCATGTCCGAAGGCTTCCAAACGCTGTTAAACGTTTCGCTTACATCAAAGGCCATAAGCCAACGTTTTTGAAGCGGCGAAACCTTACCCTTTTCGGCTTTGAGTTCTACGGCGAGAATCTTTCCGCTTACTGGATGAACCATTAAAAGATCGGGGAATCCTGCGTCGCCCTGAACATGGGTCGCCCATTTGCCGCGGCTGTTTTGTGCTGGGAGGTCGTGATGGATTAACCATCCGTAACGTTTAGCGATTGAGATCACAACGTTTTTAAATTCGGCTTCGGTCATGTTTTCGCGCGGTTTCATTAGAGCGCCGCCATATAACACTTGTCCGCTAAATGTTTGATCGCCCAGCGGACATACTGTTTCGCCTCGTGTTGTTCTTGATCGACCATTGAGTCATAAACAGCTTGTAGTCGTTCAATCGCTGTAATTAAATCTTTAATGTCCATCGCAACCTTTCGATGACTTTGCTCGCTTCGTGTGATTTTAAAAGTTCCAAAACGACGTCGTCACGTTCACATATCTCATGGATCAGATTCAATAAACCCAGATCATCGATATTGGCGTCTTTAGCTAATTTTTTAATGTAGCCGAGCTGTTTCGGGGTCGCGAAAGCGCCTTTTGGGATATGTTCAGACGGCCCGCCAGACGCGCTAGGACGCTCCGAGACGGTCGTTTGTCGTGTTTGTGGACCTCTGGACACTTTTTCCATTTCCTCGCGGGAAGGACGGTCCCCGTTTGTCCCTATGGGCGAGTTGCTTATCATGCGTCCGATTGCGCTTGTTTCCCCGTTCTCGACGTGGCTCGTTTTGTTCACTGGGGACGATCCTCGAATCTCCTCGGCGTAGCCCGTCGCGATAAGCTTTCCGTCGCTGTTATATCCTTCCGCGCGGAACAGTACGACGTCTGAATCGTAATAGTGGATAGACGTCAAAATTTGGCCGTCTGGGTATGCGATCCACCATCGGACAAGTCGTTCCGCTACGGTCTCGTAGTTGTTTAGATCGAATCCCATTAGATCCCTAGTTTCTGTAATAGCTCGCGGCCGCTTTGCGTGATTCGGTTTACGCGCTGTTGTTCGCCCGATCGCGCTGGACGTGTTTCGCCTGTCGGCTCGATGTAGCCCTCTTTGATTAAGTCGCTTACTCTATGCCAGTAGCAACACCCCGCTTTTTCGGAGAGCCCAGTCGCTAAGCCTGCTTCGTCGGCGGTCATGTCACGATGTGAACGGTACGCGGACAGTAAGCGGATCTTTTGGGAGCTTGTGCGCGGAAGCGCCGATTTAGCGGCTTTGTGTGATGTGACTGGATCCGTGTTTCGGACCATCGGTAACGGTTTAACGTTTTCTCGATATCCGCCTAAACCTCGGCTCGGTTGAAATAGTTGGAATTGTGTGTCGGGATCTGTTTTCATTTAATGCGCTCCTAACGCCTTAATTACTTTGTCTAATACGGAAATTTCCCATACTGGGATCGGATCTTGGAGAATGTAGTCGGTCTGGATTCGCTTTACGTCTCGAATGAGTGACGCGTGAGGGTTTTTTGAAACCGCCATTATCTCATCCATTAGGCCCATTACAGCTTTTTGATGAAGCAACATCGCGCGAGTTTCCTCCGTTAGTTCTCCTTGATTGTACGCTACGCCTTCGCTCATTTTGTCGCGCTCCACGGTCCCCAGCCGAACCCGTAACGGTTCACGCCGTAATTGTAAATTTCTAATCCAGCTCGGAGATTAGCGTCGGCGTGTAACAGATCTGAAGGCTTGTCGATGAGGTCGCGCTCGATAAGCCAGTTATTCCAAAAGCCGTTAATTTGTAACAGGCCGCGCGAACCGCCGTTCGGGTCTTTTCCGTTTATGACGTCTGGGATACAGCGCGACTCGCGGAACATGATCGACTCTAGGACCGTCCGTTGATCTACTGGCCATCCGAGATTGACCGCCAGCGCGGAGAATTGTTCACACGCCGAACCGTAAGGATCGATAAATAGTGTCGAGCTTGTAGTCGTTGTCGGTTCGATGATGTATTCGGCGGCGCTAATCGTTGTAGTTGTCACGACTGGCGCTTCCGCTGTTTTTGGGAGAATCGTAATTCCGAACAAAGCCAGAACGAACGATCCGATGATGAGGAAAGGGTTAGACATTATTTTTTCTCCAATGGATAGGGAATTCCCCACGACGAGGAAAGGGTTCTAAACGCGATTTGACCCATGAGGTAATCGCCCGATTCGGAGTCGGTAAATATCTGAACGAGAATCTCTTGTCCGTTATCCATTGTTCCCCTGTAAACGGAGTAGTTAACGATTTGAGGTTCTGTCATGTTTCTAGCCTTCCGTCGGTAAATCCGACCTTAGTCAAGGCTTCAGTCTTTTTGTGGGATTTCTCCGAACACCTTTAAAAACGCGGCTTTAACCCAGATCACCGAATCGGCCGCTTGAGGACTGATCTCTATATGAATCCAGTCCCCGCGCGGGCTTCCCTTGATCGTCGGTTTTGTGTATTTAAGCCATTTTTGACGTGAACAATTCCAGCCGCGACCGTGAGGTTCGGGCCAATAATCGAGGACGGCTTGGACACCGAGTTCGTTCGCGTTAGCCATGACTACCCTTAAAAAGGCCATCGCGTTTTTTCTGTTCGCGTTCGGGTTCTCTGGACGTTTTCGGAACGAAAGGTCGACAGCTCGTCCCGTGGCATGTACGGAAAGCGAACCGACACGGCCTTTCATGTCTCGAATCATGTAGGAACCGTTGTTCCATAGCGCGCCGTCAGAATGTGCGATCGCTTGTTTAATCCATTCGTCCATCCCCGCGCGAGGTTTAGGTGACGGTCCGTCGGCGTTTCCGATGTAATCGCGAGCGTTCGGGACGCCCGCTTTAGCTTTTATGTACCCCACGGCCGAACGACGGATCTTTCGGGTTTAACCAGCGAATCAACGGCGGAACGATTGCGGCGAGTCCAGCGTTAATAAGTAGACGCGGATCGGTCACGCCCGACATATACAGCGCAAGAACGGCTCCAGCGAACGAGCGACCGTAAGACGCGATCATCGCTTTATCGGTAGGTTTCATTTGTGGCCCTCCAAGTGTTTATCGACTTTTGTTTCGATTCGGTTTAGTGAGTCGTGGACGATTCCGTGATCCGTTCGGTTTTCTTTAATGAGCTTATTAAGTAAAATCCCGAGTACACCGAAACCCCCACCGATAAGAGAAACTAAAACGGTCGAATCCACGACATACGCTCAACTAAGTAAAGCGGCTACTTCGTCGGCGGTAAGTCCAAGTTTGGCGAGTGTGGCTGTTTTGAGTGCTTGACGGTCTGCGTCGGCTTGTGCTTGTGCTTTGGCTTGCGCTTCGTCTGCTTTGGCTTGCGCTATTTCTGCTTCGGTTTGTTCACGTTCTACCGTTTCGCCCGTGATTGCGTTGACTATTACTACTTTTCCCATGTCATTCCTAACTATTTGCGTAACCATAAACCCGTGCGGTAACTGTCATACTTGTTCCAATAACGCTAAATCCGTCGGCGCTAGTTGTCGCGTTGTACCGACCGACGAATATTTGTAAAATGTTTGAATCGGTTCGCGCGAAATCGTTGTTATTGATCGATGTATTTGTTGAGGCAAAGGGATTACCTAAGTTGAATGACGGGTTTCCGTAACCAGTTCCGTTACCAACCGTCCACGATGTCTGACTTGCAGCACCTGCACCGCTAACGACATTGCTTTGTACTTGTACGCCCTGATTGTCGTAGTTCGCAGCCGTAATATCCGAACCACCAGCCCGCAATCTTATTTGCGGATTGTTGCCAGCCGTGTGAGTTAATTTGATCAGATAGTTTGCGTATGTCGCGCTGAAACAATTATCGAAACTTAGTTGAGAGCCAAGTGTCATTGAACCGCTAGTGATGAAAACAAGGCCCGAAGCGCCAACCGCTTGCCACGCTGCGCCATCGTAAAACTGTGTCGCGTTAGTGTCCTCTAAAAATGCGTATTGGCCTTCGGCAAGCGTCTTTTCACCTGTGCCACCAAACGCCGCGTCGCGCGCTGTGCTATCAGCAAAAACGGGAATACCGCAATTTACGACATTTAATTCGTCGGCGGTCAAGATTTGTAAAGCTACGAAATCTGGAATTGATGTAACAGCATTAGCGCCCATAATCGATAATCTTAGATCACCCGAGGACGTTTAGCGCGTCTATCTGGCCACGGATCGGATCGTCCAAAACCAGCTCATAAACGACGGTAGTCGGCGATGTAAAGAACGTAACGCGATGACCGTTTAAAACGTTAATTTGGTGCTGTACGCCTTCGATCGCGAGTTCTTGGGCTAGTTCTTGGGTTCCTGCTCCGACTTGGATTGTTTTCTGAATGGTGATCGTGTCCCCGATATCGACGACGGCGGCGAGATCTCGTTGAGCTTCGCTTAGTGAAACGAATCCGACGGAAACGTTTGTAAACCGTGGCTCGGGGTTAGGGACAAGTAGATATTCGGCTAATTCGAGCGCGCTGGCGTTATCGTGAAGCAACGACCCCGAAATGGCGGTCGTCTGGATTAGATATTTAGCTTGTGAGGCGAGATCCTCGGCGACTTGTGGAGTGCTGGGACTATGAAGTATTTGGACGATTGCGCGGTTAACTACTTGATCGGCGTCGAAAGCGATCCCTAATTGGTCGTAGCCCGCGGTCCCTGCGTCTCCGTTGTCGTGGAAATCAATCACGGGCGCGGAAAGTGTGTTACCGATCCGCGGTTGAAATGTAAAGTTTCCGTTACGGTCTATGAAAATTCGGCCTTGTTCGGCTTGCTGTATTTGTGCCGCATAGTCGGCGACCGAGGTTCCTTCGTCGACCGTGTAAGCGCCCGTTCCTCCGAGAGTTACGGTTCCCGTCGAAATGTTTCTTTGTAAAGCTGGGAAATCGACTTCGGGTAAATCGAGTAAATCCGTGACGCGATCCGATGAGAGTTGTTCGGTTACGTTCCATTCCGATAGATAGGTCTGGGCGAGGATATAAAACTCGTCGGCGCAATTAACCGAAACGCGGTCAAGGTTTCCTAGTTCGAAGCTGTAGGAATAACTTGTGATGAAGCCTTTAAATAGGACTTCGTTTTCTCGGGAAAGGATGACGCGGCGTAACGGCGCGAGTCCCGGCTCCTCGTTATCTGGATCAAAATATGGTCCTTGATCGTCGAACGGATTAAAAATCCCTGTCGTGTCTAACAGCTCGAAAGACATCGTTCCCGCGAGGATTCCTTGATCTCCGATGTCGCGACGGCCACGAAATACCGAGATCGCTGTCGCGCCGTCAATTACCGAGGCGTAGGACGTGGACGGTCCGAGGACGTTTTGGTCGAGGACTCCGCGGTCTGGGTCGTCTAAACGAAACGACAGATAGTCGAACCCTGTGTCGATTAAAAGGTCGTATTCGCCAGACTGGACGATCGTCGCCGACATTAGGCGACCTGTATAGACGCTGGGCCGTTAGTTCGGTTAAATGCGCGGATTGAATTAACGACCGCTTGACCGATTTCCGCGCTAGAGGCAAGGCCGCCGTTCACGTTGATCGTGTAGTTTCCTCCGCCGCCTCGGTAACGGTCTAACGGGATCACGGCTTCGGGTCCGTTTTCAGCGATCATCGCTAACGTCGGAGAGCTTACGATTCCGCCTTCGGCCAGCATTGGGATATTCGGAACGTCGAAACCTTTCCCTCCAATGAACGGAACCCAGTCGGGGACACTAAACGAAAGCTTTCCTACCGTGTTGTTCCATAGTTTCGCTATCCCGTTAAAGATCGATTTATAGACGCCGAGGATGGTTTCGAAATAGCTTTTTATTGCGTCGACGCTACCTTTTACGGCTTTTGTCACAAATTGGAAAACGTTATCGACTATGTTTCGGACAGATTCGAATCGTTTGTAGGCGAGGACGAGCGCGGCGACAAGCGCGACGATGGCAATAATGACGAGCGTTATCGGGTTCGCGGCGAGTACAGCGTTGAAAGCGGCGGTCGCGACTGTCGCGATCAGCTGGACCGCTTGATAAACCTTCATAGCGGCATTAAGCGCGAGAATTGTTCCCGCTACTCCAGCGATCACGGCGCCGACGATGACGAAAACTTTAGAGTTTCTGGCTGCGAGGTCGGCGATGTTTGTCAGAATTGGCGCGAGTCCCGCGAGGATCGGGACCAGTATTAAACCGATCGATTCGGACACTTGGGAGAAAGCTACTTTTAGTTTGTCGGTATCGTTCGCGGTTGCTTCCGCGGTCCCTCCGACTTGTGTCTCGATCGCTTTGAGAATCATTTCTTGCGCTTCGAGTGTTCGGTTCGATTCGACGAGGGTTTTAATCTTTTCTTTTTCTTGTTCGGTAAACGTGACGCCCGATTTCGCGAGAGCTGTAATTCCCTTGATCGGATCCTGTAACGCTTTACCGAGCTGGACGGCGTTCGATTCGGCGTCTCCGAACCCTGCGGCCGCTAGATCGATCGCCGCTTTCGTGGCTCGGTCAAACGCTCCATTTACTTCGTCGGCAGATTTCGCCAGCTCGCCGAAAGTTAATAGTTTCGCTTGAGTTGCTTTAATCGAGTTTTGGTCTACGCCTGTCGCGCGCGCTGTCGCGTTCGCGTATGCGATGAGACGTTCGTTTACTTTCTCGGTCTCGTTACCGAACAGGCCCATCGATTCATTAATTTGGGCGATTCTTGCGTTAGCGGTCGCGGCGGCTTCGCCCGCTTGGATCATCCCTCCAGCGGCGGCCGCAACAGCACCCAAAGCAACAGCGGCGGGAAGCGCGGCTTTCTTTAATGCGAATTGAGCTTTTTTCCCTGCGCCTTCAAGTTTTTTAAAATCGGCGACGGCGCGTTGTAGCCCTTTCGGATTCCATTCGGAAACAATGGGGACGGAGATAGCCATTAGCGGCTATCCCTCTGGGCGCGCTTATTGATTGCGTCCTCCATGTCGGAAATGGCGTCGCGAACCCCATCCTCCACTACTCGGATTTTGCTTTCTACTGATCTCCACATAACGCGCGACGCTCCTCCTCGGTCCTTTTGTAGTTTACGGATAAGCGCCTCTCCCGACCGAGTATTTCCGTTTCCTTTGCGGCCTGCCATGTCGTAGATCGATCCTCCAGCGGATCCAAGTGTTAAACGCAATAGCGGAAAAGTATCGGCCATTTTGTCCCGAATTCTTGTTTTGAACGTGACCTTTATAGAACGTCGAACCTTTTTAGCGTCGTATCCGAGACGTCCCGAAACCTTCCAGCCTCCGCCGCGTTTACGGGTTTTTTCCGAAACCGAGATCGGTTGATCTGGGATAAGGCTTCGCGCTTCTTGGAGTATTGGTTCGGCGGCGAGTTTCATTCGAGCGATCGTCGCTTTTCGGAGTTCGGGGTCTACGGTTTTTAAAATCTTGAGCATTTCGGGGACGCCGTAAACTTGTATCTGTGCGAGATCTCCCATTTGTGGATTGAATTCTCGCGCCATAATTAGCTCCGTTTGTTTGCCTCGTTCATCACTTTAATGACCGTCAGTAGGTCGCGTGAGTCAAAGGGTATATTCGGAGGCCACCAACCGACCGCCGCTAAAAGTTCGGCTAGCTGGCGGCGGTAGGTGCCGCGTCCGTAGGGTTTAAATCTGTGTCGTCTCCCACGACCTCGATCTCCATGTCGGGATTTTGTGTCACCCATTCGCGCCATGTAGCGGGAAGCGAAGGGTTCGACAATTTGAGCAACGTATGAGCCCAACAAGCCATATCGGAAATTCCGATTCCTTGTCCGTCCGAAATTTTTCGTCGTTCGGTTCGTTCCCATTCGGCGATCGTTAAAAGATTCGTCGTTACTATTTGCGGGCCTTTACCATCAAGCGTGTCGATAGATAGTTTTATTTTCATTTGTTGCTCCTGTGTCGGGCCGAGGAACGGCCAAATTTAAGACGTGATTTTTGTTAGCTGGCCTTGAGTGAACGTTATGTCGATTGATTGAAGTTCACCGAGGGACGCCGAAAGAATTGGTAGCTCGGCTAACAGCGAGTCGGCCAGCTGGAAGCCAGGATTCGTAGCCGAGTTTACTCCGCTCGCTGGGGTCGCGATGATCGTCGTTTTTGTTCCGACTAATGCTTCCAGTGTTGCGTAAGTAGCGGAGGCGCTGTAGTCCATGTAGAGGGTTACGGTTGCTTCGTGATTGCCGAGGCCCGCTTGACTCTCTCTCGCTGTCATTCCGAAAACTGTATCCTCTAAAGCGTCAAAACGTTCGGTCACGCTTGCGGCGGTACAGAACCCCGTCAAGTCGACGCCTCCGATAGTGATTACTGGGTTAGCTAAAAATGCGGCCATAATTTACTCCTTTTTTCTAAATCTAGTAGTTCGACGTCGCCATGATAGGGATTATTAGTTCATAGGCGGGAAGCGACGTCCCGCCGATGTCGATGTTTGTCGGACGGCCAGACATGACCGCCACGTTTTTATCGATCAGTTTCGCGACCATAGCTAACAGCGAGCGTTCGCCGTCTAGGTTCGCGGGTCCGAGCGTCATAATCTGGACGCTAAAAGTAGCTTTAACGATCTTGTTATTAAAACACTCGATCGATGGGCTATTGATGAGCGCGCATGGTGGAACGATGTTTCGGGGATCGTTTACGACTTGAAGGTTTAGGATCGTTTGTAGGGTCGTTGTGAGCGCGTCTAAGGCTTCGTTTAGGAAATCCGTGTAAACGGTCGGCGTGATGGGCATTAGGCGACCTGCGGGCGGTCAATGCCTAACAGCTGGCGAATAATCCCGTTTAGGCCAGTAACGGGAAAAACTCCCATATCTTGAAAGCTGGCGAACGTTTCAACGGATCCTCGGGCGCGGTACATGGCCGAGCCGTACATGATGGTACCGAGCTTGACGTCTTGGGATGGGACGGTCGTTAACGAATCGACATAGCCCGATTCGACTCTGCGCCTCCAGCAAAACTGGGACGACGCGGCCGCGCAAATAGTCAGATAGTCGGCGTCGGATTGAGTTGCTACGCCTATTCCCAAATAATCGTAAAGATCTTGAGCGGTTATCCATGTTGCCGTCTGGGTAATGGTCACGGTTCCCGAGGCCGCTTGTCGCTCCACGTTGTCCGCTGTTTTTGCGTAAAGGACCTGATTCGCGATTGGGACTAGCGGATCGAAAATTAGGTCGCCGTATTGATCGACGCCTATGAACAGATATTCGGGAAGCGCGCGGACCTGAACGGTTCCGTTAAACGTCGCGTCAACATTCGTAACGACGATAGTCGCGCCGACCTCGATCTCCGCTGGGGTTAAGAGAACGAGGACGGCGAAATTATCGACGAGTTGTTTTTGAACGACCGAATAGGCGGCCATAATTGCGCCTCCTTTCGGGAGTTATGCGCGCTTAACGAATTTGGTCGAGTCGATCATCAAGGTTGCAAGATAGCCACGGAAGGCTACGGTTCGCGACAAGGTTGAAGGCGTGTCGATACTGATCGCGCCCTTAGCCTGTTCGAATACTTCGAATCCGTCTGTATTGCCGACGTACACTTGGGCGCTCAAGTTTCGGTCAACTACGAGGCGCAAGCCAAAAGCGGACGATTCAACGGACGAAGGGTTCATCGAACCGAAAGCGTTCATCGGTCCTACTTGCGGGAACAATGGACGGCCAGAGTCATCAACCAAAGTTCCGAGCGCTTGGAAATAATCGGGCGACACAATGAGAGCGTTTGGAAGGTTTCCGTTTGAGTTGACAAGAATTTCGGTCGCGGCTTCGTAAACGAATGAGGCCCAGTCTGCCGCGCTTGAGGCGGAGGTTAGGGTCGCGGTTTGTGATACGCCAGCTTCAAATTGTGTGCAAGCGTAGTCGTCGGTCTGATTTGCATAGATTCGAGCCATGTCGTCAAGCAAAAGCGAGAGGACCTCTGGCTGGGTCCAGTCGATCGAGGCTTCGGAAACGGAAACGTATCCGCCGAAAATTTGCTTTGTTACTTGCTCATCGCTGATAACAAAAGTTCCGTCGGTAATGGTTGCCGATTCGGTTTCAGGTCCACCAATTGAAGTATGGGTCGTGACCTTTGGACGAATGAAAATTTTCCCGCCTTGTGGCATGGCCTTAGGGCCCATCGCGTCGATCAATGGACGCAAGCCTCGGAAATTGTTGTAGACAGGCTGGACGATCGGCAACGGGAGCACACCATCAAGATTTCCGCCGAGCGTATTGACGTCTGGAGCGGCGGCCTGAATTTTTGCCTGCATTTCCGCGGCTACTGATCCGCCCTGCATGAACGCCGAAATATATTCGGCGGCGCTAGGAAGTTTGAAAGCCTGCTTTGGTTGAGCGAATAGCGGAGCGATTGATGACGCTTCGATTACGGCTGGGGTTTCTACTGTTTCGGACATTTCGTTTTCTCCTTGTGAGTTCTCTACTTCATTTAACACTACATCGGTTTCGTTTTCGTGGATATCCTCGGGTTCGGGGATACTGGCCGCGACTTGATTGATTACGGCGCCCG